GTTTTATATAGATTCTATTGACGCATTAGAGTCAATTATTTTCTATGATGACGACACTATTAGACAATCACAATACAATAAGCAAATCAATTACGATTTAGCTAATGATATTTTAAATGATGATGATATGGAAAAGATGTTTAATCCAACCAGGATTAAAGATGCATTTATTCCAGCTAAGTCTCAAAACTATCCTATTGCTAATCCTAAAATTGATCTCTTATTAGGAGAAGAATGGAAACGAAGATTCGAATGGCGAATTGTCGCTAAAGATGACGATGCCATTTCTAGTAGAGAAGATACAAAGAAAAATGCTTTAATGGACTTAGCTATGCAGTTCATTGAGAATGAAGCACAGACTGAAGAAGAGTTAAAACAAAAAATACAAGACCTGGAAAAATACTCAAACTATGAGTACCAAGATCTAAAAGAAATTGTAGGTACAAGAATCCTAAATTACTTATACAGAGAACAGAATCTAAAGTATAAATTTAATAGAGGTTTCCATGATCTACTTATTGCTTCAGAAGAAATTTATAGAACAGATATAGTTAACGGTAATCCTACTGTAACTAAATGCGACCCACGACAAATATTCACATTACGTACTGGAGAATCTAATTATATTGAAGATTGTGATGCAATCCTTGAAGTTAATTATTTACCTATAGGTCAGATTATAGATGAATTCTATGATGAATTAACTGACGATGATATTACTTACTTAGAAAGTGAGAATAGAGAACAAGGTAATAGTAAACTAAATCATAGAACCTTTACAGCTCAAATGAGTATTGATGATTATAGAGGTGAACTTGTAGATACTAATACAAGATATAGTCAAGATTTTGGTGCTTGGTATAATGAACAAGGTGAAGTTAGAGTCCTTCGTGCTAGATGGAAATCTATGCGAAAGATTGGTAAACTTACTTACATTGATAATGATGGTAACGAACAAGAAGATATAGTATCTGAATACTATAAAGTTGACAAGGCTGCAGGTGAATCAGTAAAGTGGATATGGGTATCTGAATGGTTAGAAGCAACTAAAATTGGTGAAGACATTTATGTACACATGAAGCCTCGTGAGATTCAATTCAGAAATATGTCTGACTTGAGTAAGTGTCGTCCTGGGTATACTGGAACAGTATCCAATATTAATAATACCAGAGGTATGTCATTAATGGATAGAATGAAGCCATACCAATACATGTACAATATTGTAATGCGACGTACTGAACTTGCATTTGCTAAATATAAAGGTCCTATCATGAGAATGAATCTTGCAGAGATTCCTGAAGGATGGGATATTGACAAATGGATGTACTATGCTGAAATTATGAACTGGGCTGTATTTGATCCTTTTAAAGAAGGTATGAAAGGTGCAGCACAAGGTAAAATGGCAGGATCTCTTAATCAAAACTCTATGGTAATGAATTCTGATATGGGTAATTATATCCAGCAGAATATTCTAATGTTACAATACATAGAGAATCAACTAGGAGAAATTGCAGGTGTTACTAAGCAACGTCAAGGACAAGTTGAGAATCGTGAGACAGTAGGTGGTGTTGAGAGAGCTGTAACGCAATCTTCATTCATTACTGAAAAATGGTTCATACTACATGATGATGTCCGCTTAAGAGTACTCTCTGACCTACTTGAGACAGCTAAGTTCGCATATAAGGATAATAAGAATCAAAAGATCCAGTATATATTAGATGATATGGGTATCCAGGTTCTTAATTTTGATGGTCAACAATTCAATGAGACTGATTATGGGTTAATGTTATCCAATGCGTCTCGTGATACTGAGATCTTCCAATCATTACAACAGCTTGCTCATGCAGCTATTCAGAATGATAAGATGGACTTTAGTATGTTGATGGAGATTATGAACTCTGAATCTATTTCTCATATTAGAAGAAGTATTGAGAAGACAGAACAAGAGAAAGAACAACAACGTCAAACTGAACTTCAAGAACAGAATCAAGCTACTGTACAGGTTAATCAAGACAACCTTCAAGCGGCAGCTGCAGACAAAGAAGCTGATCGTGAAGTTAAACGAGAAGAGATTCAAGCTAAATTAGACATCGCTGAATTGAATGCATTAAAAGGAGAAGAAGGAAACAGTGATGATATAAAAGATAAACTTGCTGACATGAAATTAAAGATGGAAGACAATTTCAAAAAGAAGCAACTTAACGAAACCATTAGACACAATAAAGTAACAGAAAAGCAGAAGGATGCAGAGATTGTAGTGAAGAAGATACAAAAAGCCGCATCTAAAACATCAAAATAATTTATAACAACAGATATTAGATGAGATAATATTTGCATCTAATCATTTAAAATTTTAATATTGTAAAAAGCAGCAATCATGGGTGATTTTTTTAATTCAATAGATTTAAGTGGAGAAGACTTAATTAACGTAGAAGAACCTACGGCTTCTCAAGAAGCACAAAACGCAACACAAGAAAGTACTGAGGAAAGTACAACATCTGAGGAGACAACAACGTCAACTCAAGTTGAAGATACAAATACTGAAGAGTTAATAGATATTGATGAAAATCCAACTGGGGAGGATTCTACTACTAACGATACTAATCAGGAGACTACAACTGAAACTGAAGAAGAAACTAGTACAACTACTACTTCTGAAGAAACAGATACTTCTGAAGCAAATTCTTCTCTATCTTCACTAGCTGCTGTACTACATGAAGATGGAATCCTCCCCAATTTGGACATGGAGGCATTTGGTAAGATTGAAAGCCAAGAAGATCAGGCTACAGCTCTTATTAAAGCTCAAGAAGACAGAATTGAAGCTGAAGTTACAGGATGGATTGATAATCTACCTGACAGACTAAAGAATATAATTGATAATTATAAGGACGGTGTACCATTAGATGTATTAGTTGAAGCTGATACTGCAAATCTAGAATATGGTTCTATTACTGAAGAGAAACTTATCAATGATGAAGGATTACAAGAGAAGTTAGTTATCCAGGATTTAATGGATAGAAATTTTAGTGAGGAAGATGCAAAAGATATGGCTCAATCACTAAAGGACGCTGACAAACTTGAAGCTACATCTAAAAAGTCTTTAGCAACCTTACAAACAGGTAGTGATGCGAAAGTTGAAGCTGAGAAAGTAAGAGCTGCTGAAGAGGTTAAGCAAAATGAACTGAATGCTAAGAATCAGTTAAAGCAGGTCAATAAGTTAGTTACTGACACTACTGAGATTATTCCTGGTGTACCTCTTACTAAGAATACTAGAGCAGAGGTTATTAGTTCAATGACTAAACCTATTGGTTACGATGAAGCAGGAAATCCTGTAAGTAAGATAATGCAAGTTAGAGGTGAAGATCCTATTGCATTTGAAATGAAATTACATTATCTGTTTAATTTGACAGATGGATTTAAAGATTTTAGTAAGGTAACAAGTGCAACTAAAACAGCTGTAACAAAAACTCTTGCTAGTAGATTACAGACAAGCAACCCTAAACATGGTGGTCGTTCTGTAAGAGTAAGTGATGATAATAAGAATAGTAATAATTCACTTCTAGAATCAATAAAAAGGAATACCAAATAGTATTAACTATAAAATAACAATATGAAAGTTTTTCCACTACAGGCATATGAACCAAAAGATTGGTCTGGCCTTACAACTGAAAACCACTTGGGGGCATTGTATATGCAAGAATCGCAGTGGGTTTCTAAAATGATTGACAACATTTATCAAGTAAATGTTGGTGATGACTTAATGAGTTTTCTTGATCAATTTCCTACGCATTATGTGAATGACAATACGCCATTTAAGTGGTTGCTACAAGGAGCTGATGAAAAGAATATTCCATTAACTGACTTTTTTGATGAGTCTGGTAACAAGCCTGCTCGTCCTGGTTATAATGGTGCTCGTTTCTTCATGAAATTTCCTGAGAAGTATTTCCATGTAACTCACGTTATTGTAGGTGAGAAACCTGACTTGTATAAGTTACGTATTATGGAAGAGCCTCAAATGTCTGGTACTGAATTCATTTATGAAGTGGAATTAGTTACTAACAATGAAGGTCTTTTTATTCCTCAAGAGGAATTAGCTACAAACACTCGTTGGAGTATTGAATACTCATTGAGTGAGCAAACTCTATCTAAGCGTGGTTCTGATATCAACTTTACTTCTCCTTTCGAGATGGTGAATGTTATGAGTTCAATGCGTAAGGAGCATACTGTTCCTGGTGATATGATTGACAAAGGTAAGAATCAGCCATTGGCTTTTACTTGGGTTGACAATTCTAATGGTAAGAAAGTAACTCATACCGCATGGATGGGTAAACTAGAGTATGAATTTGAGAAGCAATGGCGAAGAGAAAAAGCTCGTTTGTTAATGTTTGGAACTTCTAACCGTAGAAGTGATGGTACATTTGCAAATAAGGGTGACTCTGGTTATTCTATCAAAGCTGGTGCTGGTCTTCGTGAGCAGATTGCTCCTGCTAATATCAATTACTATAACAAGTTTGACTTGGAAGAATTGATTGATTTCGCTCTTAACCTTTCAGTAGGTAAACTTCCTGAAGATTCACGTAGATTTGTACTTGGTACAGGTGAATACGGAATGAAACAATTCTCTAGAGCTGTTGAAGAATTTGCTGGAGCAGATGCTATTAAGTATGGTACTACAAATCGTTTATCTGGTGATGCTGGTAATGAAATTTATATTGGAGGTCAGTTCGTTATGATGGAAACTATTTATGTTA